ATCGCCATACCCATTCTTGCCCTTTTGAGCATTAGATTGATACCCTCGAGTGGTGGTAGAGTCCTTTCTCGGCTGTGGCGTTGATGTGATTTCCTCTTTTATAGCATCTGCATCATAATAATACTTCGCAGATTTACTCAATAAAAATATATATTCGTGGGATTTTGTGCATCTATCAGTTACGCTTTCAGGCATTGGATTAGGCTTGTGCCATATAATATCCTGTCTTAAATACCAGCCATCAGCCTGTAATGCAAATGCAACTCGCCAGGGGATTCCTACAAGGTTTTTAGGGGGTAATCCCGTAATGCGTTCAGATACTATATCAGAGTGTTTGCCACTTATACCTGTTGTAGATGGGGTATCACTCCATCTTGTTTGTGAATAACTATCACCCAAATTCAGCCATACCGTTCCATCATCTTTTAATACTCGTTTCACTTCTTGGAAAACTTCTACCATATTCTCTACATATTCTTCTGGTGTTTCTTCAAGACCTAACTGCTGATCAATTCGTTTTGCACCGCATTTTTTACATTCTTTAAAATATTGTTTTAATTCCTGTGCTTCAAAATGATTACCACCTTTCCCAATACCACAATTTGTTTTATTAGGTCTTTCATTTCTTGGTTTACCTTGTGGTTGTAAATGATCACATTTCTCATCCCCACCTTCCCAAGATGCAGTTCCATAATCTCTTAATCCCCAATATGGCGGAGAAGTGACTACACACTGCACACTTTCATCACCAATCTTTTTTAATTGCTCAATTACATCACCTGTATAAATAACACCATTATTACATTCATACATCATAATCCCATTTCTTGCCCATAAAGGACAGTCCATAAGGGGGGTCAGTTATTACAGCGTCAATACTATTGTCAGGGATCTCTTTCATAGCTTCTATGCAGTCACCGTGTATTAGTTTATACTCACTCATTACTTATCCTTATATACATACCTTGCATAATCTCTTTTAGATTGTTCCTTTTAATGTAATCTGCTTTTTTAGTGTTTAGTGCTTCCTTACTTTTTGCCTTTAGTTGTATAGACTTTTTGTCAACCGTTATTATACACTCATAATCCTTCTCTTCAACTACAGTGTCAGTCCATCTTTCCTGATTCAACCAAGTTGCGGGGTGTAGTGGACAGTAACCGGCGTGTTCTTTCCTTGAGTTTTCGTATGCTTTGTATTGCTTCAATCCTGATTGAATTACAGCGGGGTCTGTATTTTCTATTGCTTTGAAGTATGCTGTTTTACCTTTCCGTTTTCCTATCTTGTTTGGTACTTCATTCCAAAACTTTTGAAAATCACTCTCTCTCTTACTCTCCTCTCTCTCTCCTCTCTCTCTCTCTATCACTTTGCTTGCAGTTTGCTTGCGGGGTGCTTGTAATAAGTTGCTTTGATTGCTAAACCTATCTCCAGACAGCTCTATATATTCAGTTGCGTCAAGCTCAATCAGTGCTTGACATATCCGCTCATTATGCTTGCTATCATACCGCAAGCACCATGCTACTTCGTTTTCAATGTCACCGTCTTTTGCCTGTATGATACCCGCCTCTTTACTATCACTGCATAGTAACCATAGCTCTAAAAGTAACCTGCTTGCAAAGTCTGATAAATCCCGCCATGCACGCTTTTCGATTAGTGAGCGGTGCAGTTTTATCCACGCTGGTCGCCGTTCTTTGTAGTGTTGAAACTTTTGCCAGTTAGGTATTGTGATAGACTCCACCTTACACCTCTTTTTTGTAGCATTGCGGTTGCCAGTTTTTCAGTGTTTCTCTGTTTTTTCTGTTACCGAACAAACCAAAACTTATGCAGTCTATCTCATCCCCCATCCTATATGAAGCTACGATTGTATCTTCACTAAACCTGTTTTTTACAACTACTCTTTCAGACACAATAACCCAGCCGTCTTTTTTAAGATCCGACACCCGTGAAGCCAGCCTTGCTACCCCTAATTCAGACCACGCCTGAAAGCTCGTTATCTTACCTCTTGTTTTCAGGTAGTATAACACCCGTTCCTTTTGTGTCATGTTTTTAGCATTCTGCATTATCATCATCCTTTGCTTCTAATTGTTCTATACTCTCTTTTATACTATCAATCTCATCCGGCAATTCAGGGTATTCAACATCTATTTCAGTATCTAATGTCGTACCGTTTAGCACGGCGTTATCGTATTCGACCGCCTTTTGAGCTTCATAACTCATTGGTGCTCTCTTTAGCAGTCGCTTCAACACCGTCTTTTTTGCCATTTCGTTGTGATCCGTTTGCCATGCACTACCGCCTTTTGACCGGTTGCGGATTTTCTCAATCTCTTTGACTGTCATTACTTCCCAATCCCAATCTTCATAGACCTTCATACAAGCATAGTATAGTATGATAGGATTGTCTGTTTCGCTATAATCCGGCTCGTGAATTATACCTCTGTCTGTAGTACCGCCGTTGACCTTGAATATATCATTTTCTCTTACCGCCGTTGCGAATACCATAGTCACTACACCTGAACGGCGTGCAAGTTTAATCATACCCCTGTAAGACGGCATGAATTTTGCCTGTTTTTCGTAGTATTCACCGGCGTTTGTTTTCACCTTTTGATTGTATGGTATTAGGTATGCTTCCTGTAACATTCCGGCGGGTTCTAATCCGCAACTTATTGCCTGTACTATTGCAAGGAATAGACTTTCCGGTGTGCAGTTTGCAAGCATTGGATTCTTATGTATGGAATTGATTGCAGTCCTTACAAACTGTGAATACTTGTCACTATCCCCCGCCGGCATTGATCTAATTATTTCGTTCTTATGTTTTTTAAGCATATCAGATACCCAGCCGGCACTTGTTTTTGTTATCTCATTCATTGTTATCATCCTTTATTTTACAACTGAAACTCACATAGTCTTTAGTCGTTGTTATCTTACTCATATCGACATCGGGATATTCCTTTGTTATGAGTTTTTTGTCAACATAATTCCGCTGACGGGTTGCTATTTTACAGACCACACCCGCACCCGTGCACACTGCGTTGCTTTGCATGAGATTGATTATGCTTGTCTTTGCACTTTCCTTGATTTTCTTTGCACGCTGAATCAGTGTATTTGCTTCCAAGTATTCGATAACCAACACCGACCAGTCAGGATCGTCTATTTCAAACGCTGTTTCTGTTTGGTATTCCGTCACCGTATTATGTACCGGCTCTCTGTTTGTCAGTATGCAATCCGCAAATTCCAACACCGCCGGCAATACCTTTTCATTGATATACCTATCGTCATATTCGTATGTCTCTATTAAGAGCATACCGTTGTTTCTGTTAAGAAAAGCTAACGCCCCCCACTCTTTGCCTGTAATGTATAGATTGTATTGCAACTGTGAGTAGTACCTTTCCGCAACGCCGTCATTGATAAGTGAATTGTATATCCACTCATTGACCGTTTTGCACTCTAACACGCCCCGCTTTTCACTTACAATCCACCTGTCAATGTGACATATTAGCAAGCTATGATTGCGGTGTATGTGTGTTTTGTTAGAACACCTGACTTTCAAGCCGGTCTGAATTGAATACTGATCCGCAACATATTTTTCCAAATAGTTACCAAGTGCAGTAACGGCGTTTCCAGTCCACCGATTCCGTTGACCTGTTTTCTCACACCATAATTCGTGAACTGACTTGTACTTATTCAAACCAAGTATAGTAGGTATGTCCGATCCACCAATCTTACCTTGCCTGAATTCGATTTGTTCTTTTGTTATCATTTTCACACCCCTTTGTTTTATGGTGACTTCCATAGAACTATATTGCACTATAGAGAGAAAACTATAGAAGCCACCGATTGTTATAACAGCTCATTGACCTTTTCCAATAAGTCTGTTTCCGCACCGTATATCTTTTCCCATGCTTTTTTGCCAGCATGAATAGCATAAGGGTATAACCTGTGAGTGCTTGCGTTTTTCACCGTGCTTCCTAACATGGTGAATTTCAGCCAGTGCACCGCACACTATACAACCTAATTCCGCTACCTCTTTCAAGTAGTGTTTCTCTTTTATTTTCATACTACTATCTTACTACAATGTATATGCAATGTCAAGTGTCTAATCTTCTGTAAAGTGTATGTATAGTTTTCGCTTTCCGTATTTCACCCACACCGGCTGATCCATTCGCAAGCGTGTACCGTTGAAAGTAAGCAACGGTTGGTATATGTACTTGTAACCTCGTATTGTCATATACAGGTATTTGAGTAGTGTCCCCCGCCGTTTCATTAGAAAGGTATATCATCAGGTTTGTGTTCATAATCAGTTGTCTTGTTTTCCTGTTTAGGTTCGAAAGCCAGCATTTTCACATCAGGAAAAAGGTTGAGTTTAATATCGTAACCGCCCTTTTCACGCTTGAACATTACACCAACCTTATTCCAGTAAGTTTTACCCTCTTTGTTTGTTTGCGGTACTAATATGTTATACCGTTTGTTCATTACTTACCTCTCTTTTTGCTTTTCGTATAAGCGACCTGATAACTACCGACTTGTTTTCACCCCTGTAAATTGCTAATTCAGACACAAACTTTTCAAGCTCGTCATCCAAATATATGTATAAGGGGTGCTTATATTTCTTTCGTGTGATCGTCTTTTTCTCTTTCATTATCCACCTCTTTTCTATCGTTTTCTATTTGCATTTGCAATAGTACCGTACCTGTTATACATAACCCAAACGGGTGTTCTTTACACTGCTTGCAGTGATCAAGGTGTTCGTGGAAGCTATCAGCCATGTTAATATGTCATTCCGTTGCAAGCATAATCTTCGTTGGACGGTGAATTATAGTGACACTTACTACAACACTCTTCACATATCCACTTACCAATCTCATCACAATACTTGACCGTTGGAAACCACTCAACGGCGGTATCCGAGACTACTTCACCGCAAACTTCACACTCTTCAGTGCCGTTTTCCAGAGCCCAATGTTCACCGATTGTTGAAAGTGACATCGATAACCCCCTTGTCTAATAGACCCCGCTTGTAGTGCCGGTGTGTCTTTGTGTACTCTTTATGCTTATCCTTATCATAATACACTTTAGTACCACCCCGTTTTTCCCGCAATTCCTTATTCCGATCCAAGCGTTCAGGATAAACTACGAATTGTATGGTACGGCGTGATACCTGATATTCCCGTGATAAGCTATGTATTGATTGACCGTCACCGTGTAGATCCCTGATAACCGCTTTGTCTCTATCTGTCAGCTTCCGGCGTTTATCATTCGCTTTACCGACCCTTGCTTTTTCTAATATTTTAGACATTTTACTTCCTTTGTTTTGCCTGTACTACTAACTTACTACATTGTTTATACAGTGTCAAGTGTCCAATAACCGTAAACACACCGCTTCCCGCACCGTGTCGGATCTCCGGTGTCTTGTACCACGCCATCTATGACCGCCACAAGGTGTTTTGACAGCCGGCAAATTATTCGACCCGCCGGCAATTCGCTTGCGGTCAAGTGCACCTTGCACCCGCTTCCTATTTGCATTGTTGGTGTCCACTTCCACCCCAGCCGTTTTAAGTATTCTGCATAGACTTCCTTGTGCACCCCGTTTCGTGGTGAAGTCCCGTGCCTGTCTAAATGTCTTGCCACACGGTTGGTATGAGATCCCATGTACTCTTTTGCTACACTCCATATCTCATCATAGACTTCCTGATAAGGTTTGCCGGTTGCTGTTGCTATTGACCTTACTACACAATCCCCCGTCTTTCCCTTGTAACCAGCGTCAGCACGCCCGCCGTCATTGATATTGACTACAGGTGGTCTTGTAGGTTGCTTTGGACATTTTGGCATTTTGTCTCCCTTTGTTTTTGACGGAATACATTTCCCGCCACCTATAATATAATACATTGTCTATACAATGTCAACCCCCACAAAAAAGCCCCCCCGCCTTGAAAAAGCGGGGGGACTCAAAACAAAGGATTCAAAATGTCATTCTGCAAGTCTCGACATTTCACCTATATATAAGGTATTATATATGATATGTCAAGTTACAACTCTATTGATATGCTACCTGATAAGTGAAACCCGTCATCATACCGATACCCCGCACCTATTCCAACCGCAACGCCAGACCATACCTTTTTACTGACCCTTACCGTGCCAGCAACCCAAGCAGTGTTTATGTCCATTGTAATACACGGTGAAATGCTATAATTAGATATGTCAAACAACCGGTATCCTATACCAACACCCACGCCGGCGTTACTGTATTCTGCAAGCAATACCCAACGGCGTACCTGTAGTTGCGGAATACTGACTATCGGAATTATAGTGTCGATACTAACGGGTATGCTGTCGATTGTGATTCCTATGATTGCCGTGCTGTCAGCGGTGGTAATAATTCCGACCTCGACTGCAAGCGTGTCTGACGGCGTTACCGTGTGTGTTGGTATCCAAGTACCGATAGCTTCTATAACCACGACCGGATCTGCAAGTGTGTCTGTATCTGTGAATTGTTTGATAGTGTCACCGGAAACAACGGCGGTGTTTTTCCACCGATCCAACCAGTGCTTCCAGCTATGTTTTTTGACCGGCGGTGTTTTGAACGGATTGCATAGAAAATACAACAATATTAGGAATATCAGGATAGACCATGTACTAACTTTTAGGTTGACTTTCCAGCTCGTCTTTTTTTTAGAAGCCATTTTACCACTATTCTAATTATCGGTAACAACCGTTTCATGTTCTTTGCGGGACAATCGGTGTTGCATAGCTTATAGTGTCCAACTATTGCGGAAGCAGGTAATTGATATTCCTTACAGAGTGCAACACATAAATTGATAAGCCGTGATATTTGTGCCTTTGTAGGATTGTGTTCACCAAATCTACCTATTAAACAGATACCTAAACTTTCAGTATTGTAACCCCGTGCATGAGCACCTATATATTTGCGGGGTCTCCCTGTTTGCAACGCACCGTCTTGACCAGCCCCCCAGTCACCGTTTTTCTTACCGTTTGGTATTACATAGTGATAACCGACATCCGACCAACCGTTATCGTCAACATGAATTTTACGAATAAACAAAACATCCCCACCTGTGCTTTCGCTGTGGTGAATTACTATGTACTTGACATTCTTTTTTAGTAAAGGAAGCATTTTACGATCCTATAGTCTTTTTAACTATAACCTTGTAAATCTCATCTACTTGTTTGGCTGTTTTTTTCAATGCACCAAGATCCTCGAAAAATCCGTTTGTTGTGGTGTCGCAATATTCCTTATGCTTATGGTGTTCTTGCCACAACTCGTCTATCGACTTATCGTGTTCAAGCACTTTGTTCTCAATAATTCCGATTGTTTTACCAATATTGACTGACAATTTTAACATTGCTATTGCCAGCCCCGCAAAAGATACACCGACACCAACGATAGCCCATGCCACTATTTACCCGCCTTTTTTGTAGTTTTCTTAACCGCTGTCTTTTTTACCTTTTGTGCTTTCCGCACCGCTTCAAGATCCGCAACTAACTTATTGATTCGCTTGTCAAAATCTTCCAGTCGCTTTTCATGATTGATAAGCCACAACTCAAACTCTCTTTTAGACCTTCCCATTGTTACACCCCCTTTTAAGGATAATATATATCTTCACCGTGCACTCGACAACCTAATAACTGCGATTCTTCCGGCTCGTATGTCTTTCGTTCTATCATTATGACCGTTGGTGCGACAACCGGATGAAGTTTATCGTCATCATCATCCACCTCTAAAAAGCCCCGCCATCGTACATTATATTCATTATCTGTTTTTTCATAACATTCAAGCGAATCCAGCAACCCCCCCGCATGATAGACATTCAGGTTACTACCGTACCACACCAAACTAAAATTTCGCAATGTACTACTTGTTGTTATTAAGGTACTTGATAGGTGCAGTGATTCATTATAAGGATCTGTAATGTCGCTTGTTACCGCAACCTTTATTCTTTGATTAGATGGTCTTGCAGTCCCACCGTTATAGGTTGCATACAATACTATACCCCTGTCAGTCTCACTGTCAAACCACTTCAACAAATAATGCTTATCATTACTTATCCCCAAA